CTCCTAATCCGCCAATGGGTTATCCAGCGCCCGCTGGAGTTTACTATTCAAACGCTCTTCAAGTGCTTTCATGTCAGCACTTTGGGAGGTGCGTAGTTGCTCCCGTTTGTTCTCGAACCGGACCTCGGCGTCGTCGATCATCGTACGGACTTTTTCTTCAGTGTTTCTGACTGTGTCCTCAACGCGATCCGTCTGTTGTTCTATGCGTAGTATGTCGTCCTTTAGGCCGTTCTTTATGTCTCTGGAGTACTCCACAGCCTCTTCAACTTTCTCAGCCATGCCCGACACCTTGGCGTCCATAATATCCATAGCCTGTTGGTATTCGCCTAGATCAAGGTTTGCCACGGCTTCAACCTTTTGATACATGACGAAGCCCGCGTAGAGAGTACCGACCATAGAGCTAACAAAAGCCAGAGCCATAGTAAGCTGAGCAATAGAAAACCGCAGGCCAAAAGCACGCATACGTTTGTCAGGAACGCTTTCAATTCTATCAAGGGCTTCACCTAAATCTCTATCTGCCATTTTAGTTCTCGAAATTTGCCTCTTCTTGGAGCGCCCGTAGACCCTCTAGTTCTTTCTGCAATTTCATAATCTCTAAACGCCGCTGCTGTAACTCAAGCTGGTAAAGAGTGTTGCAGTTAATCCGCTCCTTGGGTTTGTCTAACGGGATAACAATTCTGGCGTAAACGCCTACATCTCGCGATGAGTTCCTAGACACATTAAAATCGTCGTAAGGGTTTCCTACATTGTTTATGACACCGGTAACGCCGAACTCTAGGTTTGTGCCCCCACCGATAGCGTTCTTGCAATCCAGATTGCCGGCACGAAACGAGTCCGATTGATAGCTGGTTGGCCCTGTAGGCAGCTGTAAATTCAACGAGCTATTGTCCGCCCACGCTGGCGAAGTAATACAAAGCGCCAGTGCAACCCGTTTTATCATGGCGAAGCAGCCTCCGTGCGAGAGCAGATTTTGGACGACACGATAGTTCTAGCGGAGCTGTCGGTGCGCAGCTTAGACAAAGAGCAGATAAACGTGGCTCGATTCTTGTCTTCATCGCGTACAAACACCTCAAACGTCTTTGTTGTGCCGTAGGGAACCCGCATAATCTTGGCCGTAGCCGCAAACGGAACAGGTTTCCAGTCAGCATCGAACACGCCAACTTCAAAGTAATCCACATCGTTGCGTGAGTTAAACATAGTCATCTTTGCAGAAACCAACCCGTCCACGTAAGACGGGACAAGGGGCGGGTAAGTTGGCGTCATCTCGTGCGCCGAAACCTTACCCGCTAAAAACAAAGCTGCTATGAAGAACACTTTAATCATTGAGCTATACACTCCGCTTGAACAATCGCTCGATACGTACCGCCGGGGAAAGCTCGGCCAAAACCATACGTTGCTACGGAATCAACTTTAAACCACGTGGAGCCTGCGATGGTTAGATCGAACTCAGATGTGGTGTCATAAGTTACTTTCGCGGCATCGTAAGCAGACATTCCTGCGTCTGACACCTCGCCGACAGTTGTCGTCCCTGTCCAGTTTACAACGTCGCTGAGGCTTGGACTCGTTGAGAACGACGACGGCGTTGTAATACGAGCTAAGTAGTAATCAGCAATCGCAACGTCGAAGCGGATCGTGGGTTCTACGCCACCGTCCACGCTTTTAGTGCTCAGCTTATCTGGTGCAGGGTTTCCGTACACGCCGTTAATATCGGTGTTAATGATACACTTTGACTGTACGTTTCCTTCGATTAACGCCTCTTCAGCGGTAGCAGCAAGCGGTATACATAATGCGGTTAGTATTAGTGGATATTTAACCATGGCTGTCCTCTCTTAGAACTTGAGTTTCTTGTACTGCTCGTCGACCATTTCTTCGTGCAGTAGTTGTTGAGCTAGTCCATTACGGAGTCCACGCGGGTTATCAGGTAGGTCGGAGTCTTTAAGGTCTGTGGTCTCTTTATAAACTCCTCCGTTTATAGACGTAGCATAATATGAATACATGTTAACAGATGTATTCATAGCGGATAATATTCTGTCTTGTGAGACACCGTTCGCGAGTGTCAGCGCGTTCTGTGACGCAGCCAAACCCTTCTCAAAGTCGTCTCGGTTAGCTTTCTCTTTGTCAGACTCGATGGTTTCATCCACCTCCTCTTCTTCGTACAACTCCGGGTTAGTAGCTTCTAGTGTTTCTAAGACAGCGTCATCCGCCATCGGGTCGTACGGGTCGATGGTACTTTCTGCGCTCAGGAACGTAGTCGGGTCAACGTATCCGGGGCATATAGGGTTTGACTGAGGGTTGAAGCACTCATCTATCTGGTAGGTATAAACCAATGAGGCATTAGCCACTTGGCCCTCGCCTTCTACTTCAATAGACCCATCTCCCCAACGACTTATAGGGATGTTGTTAACCGAAACGAGTTTGTTGATTGTGTTGCCGGGAAGCCCCGTCCAATCGTCGGTCTCACGGAAGATGTAACCGTCGCCCGTCGCGTCTTCGTTCTGCAAGTGAACTAACATGCGATCAGCTGGGTTTTTAATTGTTGTGTAGCGATAGATCACTCCGTTGATGGAGAGACCCGGAGATGATGGCACAAGGGTGCCCATGCTCCAAGAGAAGCCGTTTACTACAGCGTTGCCCGTCGTCCCGTATGTGAAAGGATCACAGTAGGAGTAGCAGGGCCAACACGCTAAGAACGCCACCAGCACCCATGAGGGTTTTTGTGTCGTCATCGAGCACCTCCTTAATTTCCGCTCCCGGTTGTCTATCGGGGTCGGCTTCCCATGCGGCCTTGGCGGTTGCGCCAATAAGACCTTCATATGGACAAGGAGTTCCGGCATCCATCATAGCGTCAAACACACGTTTGTCCTGACACATGACAGACACAGCGGCGACTTTCATGCCCATGTCGTATAATGTTTTTGCATTCTTTAACTTTTCACAGTTCATGTCTCTGACAGTAGAACCCATCGAGAGACCGAGAATTTGAGTTTGGACAGCACCCGCGACGCCAATGGTACACAGGTCTGAGTTTACACCGCCGTTAAACTGGGGTGCGATAGCAGAAGGCGGTGGAGAGTTGACGTTTGTCGTCACTTCTCCTGAGGTGTTAACAGTACTGTTCGTCGTGCTATCTGTGTAGATAACATCATCACCTTCTTCCTGCGCGAACGCAGTGCCGGTGAGGAGTAAAAGAGTACAAGCCAAAAGTAAGCGTTTCATTTCCTTAGCTCCACCAATCGGTCGAGTTTCTCGTCCAACCGTTCGAGCCGGTCGAGAACACGGTTAATGTCGGCGTGTACTTCTGTCTTTGTAACGTACTCTTTTGCCATCTCCTCACGTGTGCGGTTGACAAGGATTTGGATACGCTGAAGCTCAGCAACATAGTTGCGTAGGATGAATCCTATGATACCGATCAGGGCTGTTAGCCCTCCACTCCAAAGTAGTTCCATTTCCATCCGTCACTATTCCGCCGCTACAACTTCAGTCTCGCCATCGTCCTTCAAGGAAGATGCTAACATCTTAACAAATGCTTCCTTGCCAACAGTCAGTTGATCTACGTTGAAGCGTGCGTTAGATATTTTCCGCTCGAGGTCTTGCAAGTGGTTTACCATTGCGACTTGCTGTTGCGTTAAGTCGTCAATGTTATGTTTTACATCATCTACAATAATGGTTTTCTTTTCGTCTTTAGCCATTATATTTCTCCTTTGGATTAATGGTTATTCATTCCCGTCAGCGTCAGGGTCAGCGGCGGGTTGCCACGGAGTACCGTTAGCTTCTGAGGTCTTGCGGGCGACTTGCGCCGCTACTTTCTCGGTGCGTTGTGTCTCCATTGCAGAAACCGCATCTTCACCCAGAGAGTCTTTCACCCAACCTAAAACGGTTGCTTCAGTAAGGTCATCGTAGGCTACGAAACCATCAGCATCAGCATCTGGCTCTAGTTGCAGTTTTCCGCTTTCAACAGCAGAGCACTCTGTGTTGGTGTCATCCGCAGCAACACACTGCCAATACACCAATTTAACGCCGCCGGAGGCGACATCTCTTTTCATGTCCACTATGGACCACGTTACAGTTATAGCCATCGGTTTGTCCTCCTATCAGGCATATTAAAATTAATCATCTGACGCATCTATTCGCGCCTGCGCTCTAAGAGCTAAAACATCATCTGGTATTTCAGCTCCGGTCTCGGCCTTTCGCGTAGCGTACCAATCCGTGTCGGCAAGATACTGCAACGCGTCACCTTTAGCTTGTATCGCTACGGCCTGCGCAATTTGATCCTCTGTTAGAGGGGGTAGGCGCTCAACCTCCGGTATGTCAGAGTCTTCAATCGGGTAAGTCCCGTATTGGTCGTAGAACGCCTGTCGTTCTTCTGGTGTCATTGCCATTGTAAAATCCTATTAAAAAGCGTTATTGCCGTCGTCGCGGTGTTGCATAGCCACGACTGTCGCACCCGCTGTCGAGCTACCGCTATGGCTGTGGAATAAAATCTCGGCGAGTCCTTCAGTGTAACCTTGGTGGTTTACTTGCACCCGCAAACAGAGCGCCCCATCCGAAGCCCTGTAAGTGTGCAGTGCAAAACTGGAGTTATACCTATACGGGTAAAGCGCCATTTTGTTCAGGATCGTATGTCCACCGCTATAGTACGTATACCCGCCTATAACGCCTTCGTTTATACCGTAGCCATAGAAATAACCTTTAACGCGGAAATAGTGCATATTGCTAGTGGATGTGACGTTTGTCTTGATGTGACAGTATTGCGTGTAGGCTCGTATGTTTACGGTAGCAATCAGCTTTTCACCTACTAGGGGGAATTGGCTAACGTTTTTAGTATACGCAAGGTTAGTTGACGTAGAGTATGAGTTGGCGTTCGCCCCATTAAAGTGAGGAAGTCTTTGTTGGTGAGTTTTTAGATCAGTTATGAAGGTATGGTCTTCATATTCTTGCTCGTTAGTAAACACATTAGCCCGTGTCGTTGTAACAAGCTCCTTGCCTTCCAAGAGAGGGTAGCTGGACTCTCTGTACAAAGTGACGTTTGAGACCTCGCTCGCGTTTACGCGCATAGGCTTCCAGCCGTTCTGCTGGATTACGTTGCCTTGGAAGTGAATCGTTCTAGCAGATGAGCTGCTCATCTGAAACGCCCAATACACAAGACCGCTATAAGTTACTTTGTATAAATGATAAGGCCCAACCCAAGTTCGCAAATAGCTCGAATCCCAAGCGGTTTTGATATGAGCATGGATAACAGTTGCTTCGTTCCACGAAGAGTTTGTACCCCGTGTTACGTGGAATTTACCTTCTACCCCGGCGGCGTACTGCCCGTTGCTGCCTGTATCATCTGGAGCGACGAGGAAGTAAGTTACAGTACCATGAACTGACCCGGCAATTTCAAGGTTGGAGTAATACCTATAAGGGTTGCCGTAGCCAAACCCGCCTGTGCGAAGGCCACCCGAAATGTCTAACGTCGCGTCGGCGTGTCCCGTCGACTTAATACCCAAGCGGTCATTCGCAGCGTCTACGTAAAGCATGTTAGCTTGGTTGTCGGACGAAACTTGGAAATCGAAATCATGTTGGTCGTTGTTAATATGGAACTTGCCCGCCGAGATGACCGCTTTTCTCGTACCCCCTGTGCTGTGGGTTACTGCGTCATGCGTGTAGAACTGGATCGAAGTGGAAGGGTTTGCTTCATAAATAGCCCCCCCAATCACTACTCGGCTTTCAGTGCTTGAAGCGTAAAGCCCGACTACAGCTACACCCTCAGTCTCAGTAGCAGCGGTGTGGTGTGCGCCTGTGAGGTATGTCCATTTATCTCCGTTAGAGGTCGGCCCCATGTGGATGTTGCCGCCCGAAGTGTTACCAATGCCCCCCACATGGAGCGCCGCTCGCGGAGTTGATGTTTTTACGCCGACCCTATTTTCGTAGGCATCAACGAACAACATATGGCCTTGGCTAGCGGACTCAACTCTGAAGTCTACGTTGTTCTGCGCACCTTCGTTAACGGTCACATAGGTAGAATGCCATGTGAGGTTGTTTACAGGCGTGACAACAGCATCTTTAGTAGAGCCTGTACCCGCTACTGAAATAAGTTTGCCGCCGCTCCAAGGCTCGCCTACCATAACACCCGCACCGCTTATTGAGTTATGGGTATTTTGGGATCGTATAGTTATAGAAGGGTTCGCTGTTGAGTCATAGTGGCGATAAAGGTTTTGCGCAAACAAACCGGCACCGCCGGGGTCTGAAGAAATACTTGTCCATTGGCCGAGAGTTACCTCGGCTTTTGGGTACTTCATAATGTTAAGGACGGAGTTTGTGAGCGCCGAGTTTGTCCCAATAGAAACGACATCATGTTCGCCGTCCACATGGAATGTGTTTACATCATTTTCAGTAGAAATGCGGAAGTTCATATCCGCCTGAGCAACGTTCACAAAGACCCCGCTGCCATTGAACCGCATTTGGTCCGCAATTCCACCGGCGTTTCCGGTGTTGTACCCAAGGGCCAATGCTGCACTGTTCGCAGAGTTGATGTGCACAATACTAGAGGCGTTGTTTCTTATGCTAAATAAATCAGTACCGCCCTTTTGACCGGCAATAATAAAATCGCCGTTCACGTTCCAACGCATAATGTTAGATAAAGTGTGAGACGAATTGCCTATGTCCAAAACGTAGGTTGGAGCGCTGTTACGGATTCCTACCGCGTCAGTGCCTGCGTCCACAAACAAAGCGTGGGACTGGTTGTTTGTTTCAACCCTAAAATCGTATGCACTATTGCCGTCTTCGTTGAAGACCGCCGAACTGGTAGTCTGGAATGAATCACGTTGTGATGCCGGATTTGATAAAACTTTATGCCCGCCCGCAGGAGTGCCGGTAGCATTATCCACGCTGACGATACCGCCGTTGCCCCCTTGGGCCTCGACAATTTGATACCCGTAAGCAACAGTTCCGCCTAACCCACTGTTGCTGTCATGGTAAACCTTAGCCCAAAGCTCCCGATGGTATCCATCAGCGGCAGCATAGAGCCGGACTTCAGAAAACAATTTCCGATACGTTTGGGAACTCCAAGAAAGGTGATCCCATGTCCGAGTCCAAGTTACTCGGGCTTCAATCTCGCCCTGCTCCTCAGCGTTAGTGCACCCAGCGTAGTACCGAATGCGGACTGATGTAGGGCTGTCTAACACAGCAAGTTTTATCCAAGTCTCGCCACCGGCGGAGGTTGCTATGCTTCCCGTTTTATTCTCATAGGACGATATATTTCCGTACTGGAAATCGCTTGCTACAGTTACTTTGTCGGTTCCTGCGTCAACAGAAAAAACAGGTGACGCGCTATCTGAGTTTACTTTGAAGTCAATGTCCGCAGAAGTTGGGTTTACAGTTATAACGTCTTTGGCGATGTGCAGAACATCACGGGAGTTCTGTAGGTCTCTCCAGCGAATATACTCGTTGTTATGTGTCCCAACTAAAGTGTTTGAAAACCGCTGCGTCGTTCCGGTCTTAAATACGAACCCAGCGTTGCCGCCGTTTGAGGCGGTTTGAAGGGTTAGACCGCCATAACCTGTACCTGTGCCAGCCTCATAGACTAACGCACTAGAAAAGTCTGCTGCGCTACCGCTTTCGTATTTTGCGCTATTGAGGTTCGAAAAGTTATCGTCGACTTCAGTATTAGTTAGGGGCGAACCCTTACCAGCGCGTGTAGTTATCGTTGCCATGGATTACACCCCTAACCGTTTTAAGATGCTGACAAAGTGATAGTCCAAGTCACGGACATCGTGTCATCAGCTGCTTTGTTTACGACGTTAAATTTTGTGCGACATAGCATGTCACCCGAACTTGCTGCGTTGAAGATACCGGCCTCAGTGACCGCACCTGTTGCATCGCCCGCTTCAAAAGAAGCCTCGTAAACAACTTTCTCGTTATTTGAACCCGAGATAGAAGTTGTATCTAGCGCTTCACGAGAACCCAAAATAGACACAAGGTCTGTTTGGCTCGCTGCCGCAGCGGTAGTTCCTGACCCTAGAGCCATGTGTGACATTGCACCCTTAGTGGTATCCTTCATGCGTGACGCAATGTACGCAAGTCCAGAATTCACGACGAGGTTTTTCAAATCTCGCGAGTCTTTGACGTTTCCGGCCTTGTCCTTCAGGACGATATTAAGCTGGCCGGAGAGCTTCAAGTTTTCGTTAATCATAACGATCTCCTTCAGAACGTAGTGGAAGCTCCGACAAAGTCTTCCGCAAAGTAAGTGAAATCAGAGTACCCCTGACTCCTCAATGACCCCGTGTCGGTGCTCGAGGCCAAATCCAGTACCACCTTTCCGGGTGATACTACTGTCGCGTCTCCTAAAAGGGCGCTGTCTGAACGTAATCTCGCAAGAGACTTCGCCAGAGTTTCGCTTGCTACAGGTATATCATAAATCTGTTTACCTGTAACCATATTTGTACTGTCAGACGTATTTGATGTGTCTGAGAGCGGTTTTCCTATAGCCAGAAGGTCATTATCAACGACGCCACTGGTATCGGCAAACGCCCTATCAAAGTCGACCTGACGCTCAAACACATCAATCGCAGTCGCGACGTCTGTTTTAATTTTCGTAAACTGCATCTCTTGGTCATCAAGAATGGAAGCAGTTCCGTCTACATCGTCGGTAAAGCTGACTGTGTCACTAAGTTGTTTTGTGCTTACTTTAGAATTAATCGCATCAGACGCCACTGGAGCCTCTGTAAGCACTTTTCCTATTGTAAGTGTATCAATGGCCTCGGAAATGAAACCGTGGTCAGAGAGCGCCTTAGCGAAGGCTATAACGTCATCGTCAACAGCGCCAACAGGGTCAGTTGAAACTTTCTTAGCAAATAAGAACGCTTGGTCGCCCGCGCTGGCTATTATCTCAGCAATAGGTTTACTGGTTGCGATGGAATGAGCTTCAGAAAGCGAAGCTGCATCATCGAACGCTGTACCAAAGTTCTTCTGTAAAAGGTCTAGTGTGGCAACAACCTCGTCTGCGGCCTTCTTCGTGAAGATAACCACGTGGTCTTCAGTGCTTGTAACTTGGTCAGAAAGTATTTTTGCAAACGCTAGTGTGTGCGCATCAACAAGCGCAGAGTCATCAAGTAGAGGCTTGCCAACAGCAAACGCAGGCTCGTCTAGTGCAGTTGAGTTGTCAGACTTACCAAGGCCAGCGCCTAACGAAACGCTCTCGCTTACTGAGGGGGTTTCCCCGTGTACCTTCTTCGTGAATATGAACGCATGGTCTCCCACGCCAGAGACACTGTCGTTGAGCGCCTTAGCGAACTCGAAGTAGTACGGGTCACTGGTTGTGATGGTCTCAAAAGCGTTTTTAACAAACTGTAGACGCTCACTGTCTGTTACATAACCAGCGTCATTGAACGCTTTAATAACCCCTTTGGACGCAATATCCGTAATGTCGGCGTCGTCCAGTAGCGGCTTGAAGAAGTCGAATATAATCTTGTCTGACGGGCGTGAGCCGTCATCAATATAGAAGGTGTCAAGGAACGAAGCGAAGAGCAGGAAGTTGCCTAGCTCCGCTTTTACAACGTTTTGGTTAATGTTTACCGAAGTTTGCGTAAGTACGTTTAGCTGCTCAAACTTAGCAGATAACGCATTAACAAGCTCGACAGACCCTAACTTCACGCAAAGTCCTCCCGAATTTTGAATTTGAGTTTATCGAACAATGTCTCACGGACACCGCTGCTTCTAACAACCTCAATCTCACCTTCGTAAGTACCAGCATCTACCTCTAGGTCTCCAACGCTCCACTGGAGTACAGCGACACCTGTGTCTGCCGTCTCAGGGTTAATGAAGAACTGTCTGGAAAACAGAACGCTTTCAGCGCCCGCTTCTCTGAAGTGCAAAGTAACTGTAGCACTGGTCAAGTCGACCGGTGCGTTATCATCTTCGTTCGTAAGGGTTACACGAATCTGTGGACCGGTATCTCCTTGAACGTATTTAAATATCTGTGCCATTAAATCCCCCTGCGAACGCTGGCTTTGTCAAACCCAACCATCTTGGCTCGAAGACTAGCGCCGCGTGTGTCACGGCCTTTAGCGTCGGTGGCGTGCTTGTAGAATTCGGACTTGTAGTAAGCCGCAAGGTCAGGGTTGGTCCATTCTTTGCCGGGGATTATCGCTAAGCGAAATATAGCCCCACAAGCGATTGAGCGACCATATGATTCAAAGATAAAGTCCTCCACGCCTGTAGCTGACAAAGATGGTTTAATTACACCGGTGCCCTCGAACTCGTACTTGCCGTCGGGGGTTGGGTAAAACCTAATCTGAGAGTCTTGGTAGATACTAAAAGACATGGGACGCCCGTTGGCTACGCCGCTGGGCAGGTCGAAATGACGGTCTGACACACGGTTTACCGCTGTCCCGTTTATATAAAGGACTAAAATGTCCTCCAAAACAGAACGAGTGGGCACCTCGACTTCGTACTCAGAAGTATTTCTACTCGTGTAGTCCTTATCAATGTCATAACGCCATATCTGACTGACCGCACAAAACTCAGCTGCCGCTTCTTGCAAATGAGTTTCGATGATTATTTCCGGGCAGCCCGGAAGCAGGGGCTGTATATACGGAAGAAAACTAGCCCATGCTACTGCCATACTATGTCACCGAACTCATGTTAGAGGGCGATACCGCCGAATCTACTTGGTTTTTGGTAGCCAGCGCTGCGTTAAACGCACCGTAAGCCGCCTGCGCACGCTGCTCGTTCGCACCGTATTCAGCGTCTTTCGAGTACGCTCTGTACAGAATCCAGTCTATCATCGGGGACATGTAAATGTCGTCCAGTAGAATGGTTGTCGCATCAGTACCTGCCGGGTCGAGTTGAGCTTCTGTCAACGTAGTTGCTCCCGGAGAATCCGTGTAAACAACTTCGATCTCAGCGGCTGTTGTGGCCGGTGGGTAGACAAAGAACTCTTTCGGCTGACGAGGGTCAAACGTATAGTGCTGGATAGATGTCGTACCAGTCTCAGCGTGCCATGCAGGTCGCTGATCGTCCAGAACACTACGAGCAACAAGGCGAATAACCTTGTACCCTGAGTTGGTGGCTAAGTTTCGTGTCACATCCAGCAAGCGGAGACTAGACGGGAACTCAGCTGTGAGAACCTGCCGTGTACCTGCTGCGCAAGTGAATGAGCCTGTTTTGGCGTTAGCGTCAGGACGTGCAAGAGTAATGGCGAGGTAAGACTCGTTCATCCAGTTCTGCAATTCCGTACGCGGCCACCGAATATTGGTGTCCTGTAGGACATCCTCTACCCGTCTGATAATGTCCGTGACTTTTACGGTAGACATCCGTTACCCCCTATTCGCTAGATTTGGGTGCAGCGGCAGCTTTAGCTGTCTTCGACTTAGTATTCTTAGCTTTAGGTGCGGGAGCGGGCTTAGCATTCTTAGCCATCTCTTCGCCTTCGGCAGTTAGAACCATCTTGTCGCCGATTACTTGGGCTACAACCACGCGTGAACCGTCGACCTTAGCTACTGCCTTATTGGCAACAACCTCAGCGTCTACGGCGTTTATAAGATCAAATACATCCATAATAACCTCCAAAGTTATAAGAAGGGGGGCGAACCCCCCCTCAAAGGGCTATTAAGATGCCGCGCCTACAATCGTAGTAATCAAAGCCTCAGGCTTGATGACCTTGCGGCCATAAACGGCTAGGCCACGAACGATGTCGCCAAAGTCCGTTTGATTACGAAGAGGTTCAGTTTTGCTGATCTGCGATGCGAATGCACAAGATGCTTTCGTACCAGCTACCATCATGCGACGGTTCTTAGCGTTAGTTACGGTAGCACCGCCTGAAGTGGCAGCTAGACCCGGAACCAATGCTTTACCCGCAGCGCCTTTAGGCAGAAGGTTAGAAACATAAACTTCGAAGCGATCCAACATACCGATCTTACCAGTACGGATGGTGCTTGAAGCATCTCCTGTGAAGTACGCCTGAGCGATGTCAGTTTGCATGAGCAGCTGGCGGTCGAATGGCGAAAGGATCAACCAACGGCCATCTTCAGGAACGTTCTGCTCGTCAAGAGCAGCTGACATACGAAGGATCGAATCCAGTACGTTCTTTGGAGTAGCTTGGTCGATTGGAGCAACGTCAGTACCGAGGTTGTACTCGCCAGACAAAGCACCGGCAGTGCCGCCTGCGTTATCAGCGTGTGCGCCTTCAGTAACGAACCAGTTAAAGAAACATTCGTTTTCGATGTTGATCTTCAACTGCTTAGCAGCGTCATCGGTGAACATGTTCATCAAGTCCATATCGGCTTGGTGAGCAAGTACGTCGTTGACCTGTACGCTGAAGTATTTACCCTTGTTGATCTGCATATCTAGGTAGATAGGTGCAGGAACTTCAGAGGTAAGAGTTGTACCAGCGCCAGCATAATCATTAATTGTGATTGATGGTGCGGTACGGATGCGAATAGTGTCGCCCTGATTTTTGATCTCGCCTTCCCAATCGGTATTGGCAATTTCAGTCATCATGGTGTTCGCGTAGAACTTAGCATTAAGTTTGTTAGACCACAGTTGTGGAATGAAACCGCCAGAGTAAGACGGGTTTGTGTCGAATGATCCTGATCCGACGACGGGGAATACAGCAGCCATAATGGCCTCCTATTAGTTTAGTTGGTTACTAACAGCTGCTTACCCGTTAACACATATACTATCGTACACGGCCTTCGAGATACGCAGTTGTTATTTCTGCTTCAAGTTTTTGGGCCTCGTCGTACTTATGCCGCGTGTTCAAAGTGCGTATCTTGTTCCAAGCTGTTGCAATTTCCCTTTCGGAGTAAACCTTAACATCTTTTCCCACGCTCTTCGTATTAGCGGAATTCGCTGAACGATTCGGCGCGACCTGTTTCTCGAGTTCGGCTTGGCGAGTCTGACGCTCCTGCGGTACTTCCGGCGCTAGGGTTTCCTTCCACAGCTTCACATAATGTGCTACTGCTTCAGCGTCCCCTGAACTAAACGCCTGTGCCGCCTGATCTCTGCGAGGTCCGCGAAGCATGGGGTCATGCTCGTTTAGCCACGCAATCCAACGTTCGTCGTTGTCGATGCTTGCAAAATCAGGAACTAGCGCTGCTAATTTCTGAGAAAAGCTCATCTCTCCAACCTGATTACCGGTTTGCTTCAGTTGTTTCTGAAGCTGCGCGATAACTTCACTTTGTTGCTCAAATCGTTCCTCGTATTCTTGAGAAACTTCCTGCGCAACACGACGTTGAACGTCAATCAGTTCTTCACCAAATTCGGCTCGATCTTCATCGGTCACATAACTGACTTTCTCCTTCGACTTTGTCGGCTCTTTGGGCTGTGCTGCTAAAGTCTCAGTGAGATCGTTTAGCTTAGCCGTTAAGTCCTTAACTTGCGAATGCAAGCGTGGGACTTCAGCGTCGTACTTACCCCGTAAGGTTTTGTACTTTTGCTCAAATTCGTCCGCTACGTCCGTCGGTGACGTGTCAGCTGGCTCTGCTTCTACCGGTTCAAGTGCTACTTCCGCTTCGACTGGTACTTCTGCCTCGGTATCCTCAGGTTTTACCTCTGAAACTTTAGGCTCTTTTGCCTTCTTTTTCTTTGGTTCTTCCGTTTGGGCTGTTAGCGTTTTCTCTAGTTCTTCCACTTCAGCAAGCTGAGCTTGCACCTGTTTTGGCAATGCCATTTTTTTCTCCTTAAAGCACCAACTCTGTTCCTAGCGTCCCGTGGGTATGCTGTTCCCGTTATGGTGTGCTTCTCGTATTTTGCGCATATGCGCGGTTTTCTACCTTGGCTGCGTCTTTCGCAGCTTCCAGTAAATCTGCAAATGCTTCCGCTCGTCCTTGCAACCGGTGGACTTGTACCATGTCGGCTGCGTGTACTAGCTTCAGCTTGGCGGTCTCTAACTCCGCCTCGAGTAACCTGAGTAGTGCTTCATTGCCGGGTTCTCGAAACCTCATAAGGGCTTTGACGGCTTGGGTATCGGCACTATTCAAATCAATCATAGTTTAAAAGTATAGCATATGTGTCAACGTGTCAACAGATAGACTCGTTAACGTCCATTTGGGCGCGGGCTTATAAAGTTACCTTCCCGCCCACCTTGTTGACTTCCATCTTCCTGCAAATTAGCCGCCTCTTGGGCTTGCTGCTGCATCATCATCTGCTGTTGCATCATTTGCTGTTGCTGCTGCTTCTTTTCAATATCTTCTCGAGAAGGGACAAGACGGTCAACATTGGCGTTAAGATTACCGGCCAAATCCCGCATGAGTTCAGCCGTACCCGTGTGTCCAACAATTTCTTGCGCAACCGGACTTTCCAATACAAGGCGGAGGAACTCATTTTTACGTACAGCCTCAGCCTCTTTGACGACAAGCGACATCGCGCCTCGTGCCATAATTTGTACATCACCAATCAAATCCGGGTCTTCCGAGTACCTTAGGTTTCTCTGGTACTGGCGCTCGAGCATAGGTGTAATCACATCGTGGTCAACGTTACCGATAACCTGCTTTATGCTCTTGCCTGCATTAGAAATAAGCATGGACAGACCGGACGACGTACGTCCTGCGCCCGGCACATGCTGGCCTGTCATATAACGAGGGATACCTGACACTTCGTCCGCAAGTTCCATGAACTTCTCGAACACAGCCATAAGCTCGCCTGCGTTAGAATTAGGTTGGAAGAACTGCATAGGGGCAGACGCATCGCCGTATTCGGACGACTTAAACTGCCATATCTTCCAAGGATACATCTGAGTAATGTCTTCACCTGCTGGGAGACGACTTACGTTTACGCCGACCTGTGGGCCAGATGAGATGCCCATATTGTTCGCTAGTGCACGTGCTGCCGCGTTGCACATATTCTGCGCGTCAATACAAAGGTCAGCTACCCCGTTTCCGTCGATACGTCCGGGGACTTTCTCGAAAGAAGTGAGGTAATAGGGTTTACGCCCAATAGGGTCGTAATTTAGGACAGCTTTAACAATCGTGTTGTTAATCATCCAAACTTCACAAGGGTACGACTTATGAGGGTCGTCTACCTCTTCTTCGGACATGCCCCATTCTAACAGTACCTTGCCGGGTATAGAGTCCCATAACTGCAACGCAGCAATGAGGTCAGAACTTGCGTCATCAAAATCTTTGTCGGTTACAGACTCCATCTCACTGTCGTAGTGTTCTAACCATTCAAACCCGCCTGCACCAAAATCGGCGAGGAGCGTACGTATGGCAGCTTCATCGTAACCTTCAACACCTAGCATCGCCTCAAGGTCTTCACGTGTTAAATGGTGAAGCTCCATGATTGGCATGTTCTGGATGTCATCGCCCCAAGGAGCGTAGTAGAACTTATAAGGGTCAACGCGTTCCCACTCGTCACGTAATACATCAACAGCGGCTAAGCCGCCGTCCATGAACTTCATGGCTTTGCGTTTGCGGGGGATCGGACCTTTAATAACAGCGAACGGGAATGTCGCTAGATCGTTCGTGAATTCGTAGAGAGCTTTTACCCAGCCGCCCTCTGCAAGCTGGTCTTCCATTTTCAATTCCATGCGCTCAACGCGCTTCTCCGCCTCGTGCTTCATAGCCCGTGTAGCAGTATCTTTCATGCCGCCCGCTAGGCTTTTTAGCTCCATAGGGTCGATAGGCTCGTTACCCGCAGCGTAGTACTGCTGTAGGTTCATCTGCATAATACGTTGTAGGTTTGCTTCAACGTCAGGTGGAACTTCGGGAATTGGTGTAGCTGAAATGGACCAAGGCTTGTCAGCCCCGGTACCTAGAAGTGTATCGCGCAACCATGCAGTAGCAGTCCTGCACTTAGTGCTAACAATACCCATAAAGATTTCAGAGCCGCCTTGTTCACGTATCTCTGCCATCTTCTCTGGGTCATATTCCATGTTCCTTGCACGTACGCACCTCGACAACCGATCTTCGATTGTGTCGCGCTTATGATCTCGCATCACTTCCCACCTACGGCGGACATGCGCTGCAAGACCCTGTACCATAGGGGTCATCTGCGTTTGAGCAGACTCTCTCTGTGCGGCGGCCTCTAGGTCAGAGGCACGCGCAACAGGAATAAGTTGCGAACCTAGTGCCATTAAATATTATCTCACATGTGCGATACTATGGACACAATAGCGTTTATCTGCTAACAGGTCAACACATTACGTCCAACCACGTGATGATACCTTAACCACCTCGCGCCTTTCGTCCATCGAAGCCATGCCACCAAAGGTCTCTCCGCCGTCTGCGTGTAGACACATATACTGAAAAGCATCTGCTACATCCGACCATGGGTGCGATTTTTCAGGACTCTCATCCCTCACACCTTTCGTATTTATCTTGTAACGGTACTTACCCGCTAACGCCTGTACGAGTGGCAGCGCACCTTCGGGGTCGATA